GATATAGACACCATAAGTATCTTTTATCTCAATTTGGCCCCAGAATCCGACCGCCACATAAGCTGTGTAACGTGCGGCTTCATTACGTTCTGATCTGATGCGGAATAAACCTTCAGCACCAACACCAAGTCCAACAGCCCCTTTGCTCATAGCAAATCCAGCGGCATCTCCACCTGATCCAACATCTTCGTCAATCTGATCTGACCAGTAGACATTGAAACCAGCAATCGAACCAACATAACCACTTTGAAAGGCTTCTTCACCTTTCGAACCCATCATACCGATTGGTCGTGCAGTCGCAGTATCAGTTGTACTTGATCCAGCAGTATCAATAGCAGAGTTATGAAGTAGAGAGATAATTCCCTTTCCACCCCATACTTGTTTTGGAGACAATACCAAAGAATAAGGCATTGGAGCACCAGCGGCTCTCATTTGTCTCATTGATCCAAAGATATGAGAAAGAGCAAGAGAAGTACCAGCACCACATTCTGTTTGTGAGAATGATTTGCCTAATTCTACAAGATCATCATCAAGTTTAGCGGCTACTGCGTTACCCAAAGCTGGGCCAGCATTAGAATCAACATTATCGCCTGATCCCATGAGTACCAAATCAGATACATCTGCTTCAATAACGTGTTCAGAGATCGTTGCAGTTCTTGCGGCTGATGTGATAGCAACAGCAGTTGTAGCGGTTGCTTGAGTAGCGGCAGTCACATTTGCTGAAGTTAGTTTTGTCCAATCCGAGAACTGAACCGAGTTTGATCCTCTTGCGGCCTGTTTTACAGTCACGATTGGATATAGCACATTCACATGATTGAATGCGATAACGGCATCACCGATAGTCTTTCCAAGACCACCAGCGGCAGTTGATGTGTTAGTTAAAGCCATTTTATTTTCCTTATAATGGTTTGTTTATTAATTATTTTTCATACGATTTCTTCATCGTTCCAGGGCCAAATCCACTAAATGCACCAATACTTTCTGGCTTCTTTCCTTTCCCAATCCTTTCGCCACGTTCTTCATGGATGTCGATGTAATCATCATAGCTGACCTTTTTATCTTTATAGGTGCAACTAATGTCCTCATCATTATCCACTTTAACGTGCTTCAGATCGTTATCAGGATCAAGAGCTTTTTTAAATATATCAGCCCCCATAAGCTATTTTGATCTTGCCAGATGTTTGAGGATCGTTGGCTTTTTTGTATCCTTTCGGATCAACAGCCGCCCATTCTTCAAACGTAGCATATCCGCCTGTATTGGTTGCTTGTGAATTATCAACTGAAGCTGGTGAAGGCTTCGTTGTGAACTTATCTACATGAAGTTCCAATTTATCTAAAGGAAGCCCATCATAAACAACACGATCATCTTCAGGCAGTCTTGATAGTAACGAATCTCTCCGAGTTGCCTGATAACTATCCCATGCTTTAGATTTCTTTTCAGATGTTTCCAGTCGTGCGTTCATGTCTGCCATGATCTTTTCATATTCGCCTTTAGATTCCATATCTTTAAGCTGTCTGGATTCACTCTCGCCTTTGACCTTATTTCGCAAAGATTCATAATCTGCTTTCATGGTGTTTTTTTCATCTACCAATTCCTTGAATCGTGCATAAGGTACTTGATCGATGGATTGCTTTGGTTCACTTGCAACTGTAGTGGACTCCTGTTTTACGTCTGGAGTATCGACTTGTGTATCACTCATTTTAACCTCTTTGATTTGAGTATTATGAAAATCATCTGCCTATCCTGAAATTGATTGGCTTCGATGCGTACTTTTTAATGTTAGCATCTGTAATTCTTCCTAATTGATTTAAAGCAAATTTTTCAATCTTATCCGATAAAGGTTTTGATGTAGATGTTACGGTTCTCCCCATATCATCATTCCATTGAACCCTTTGAGCAAGTGTACCAGACCATCCGATTGTTACACCATCTGCTGTTGCACCTCTTGTTTGTAGATTCCTCATCATGTCACCCGTAAGTTGTAGATCAGGCTTTCTACTTGTGGATGATTGTCTTTTAAATTTCCCTGATGCTTTCCTATTTGCATAATCTGTTGTGTATGGCCTAAAAGGTTTACCTTTGACATCCTTACCGCTTATTGTATCTACACGAATCTTATCTGAAATCTCATCACCGAGTTTCTTCCAGAACGACTTTTTGTACTTTAATATGTCTTGTGCTTTAGCCACTAAATTGTTGTTGAGGTGTTTGTGGTGTTCGCCACTTCCCTTCATCCTGTTTCTTGGATTTCAATTTCTCTGCACCCTTTTTATCAGATAGCTTTTCACTTGAACTCGTTTCCCTTGCCCATCTATGGCGGCAGTTAAATCCACCCCCATCACCAAAGGCACCTGGAAAATCCGATTCAATCTCATCTCTGGTTAATGCACCAGCACTCATCATATCAATACAGATGTCTCTCGTACTTTGATCTGCTGGCCCTTGATAAATATATCTCGCATTAGCTGGATCATCAGAAGCCATCTCAACCGTTACATTACGTTCAAAAGTATTCAGGGCGGTATTGGCTAAGGTCTCGGCTTGATCTGGCCTTAATACGCCACCAGCACCCTTTAAAATTGATTGTGCTATATCAGCTTCACTTGCACCAGCTATAATTCCCCTTGCCGCTTCATTTCTGATTTGATCACCCATCAATCCTATCTGTTTCATGAATGTATTATTATCCATTCGTAACAAGGCAGTCAATACTTCATCTGTTACTGCACCCGTCATTTCCATAGAACCTAATACTGCTTGATATTCAAGCATCAGATTATCAAGATCAGAACTCAATCCCAGACGATTCAAAATAATATCTTCCATATCTAAAGTCTGCAATACCAATACGATCTCATCCCTTGTCAATCCTTGATTCCTTAAATCAAATATCTGGCTGACAAGTTCAGTCTGTACTCGTTGAATCGCCCTTGCGAAATCCTGTGATGCTTTATCTTTAGCCAACTGGTTGCCTCAATGCTTGTAGTAATCCTGTCTCTGGTACTGCTGGTGCTTCTGCTTCTTGTTCTTCTTTTAATTCACCAAGCATTTTATCTAATTGTTCATCTGGAATATCGGGATTGAAGTATCTGATTAATTCCTTCCTACTCATCAAATTGTTATCCATCTTGAATTGTAGTTTATCTTTTTCTTCAGCCCATGTAGTAGGGAATCCAGCTTCAGCGAAATCAACTGAATAAGATTCGGATAGTGTTTTATTCTGATGTACTTGTAAGATGGTGCGATCAATTTCATATCTTGAATGTTCCCACTCCTTGAATAATGGTATGTCTGATTCACGGCTTTCAAGATTTTCCATGCTCATAATCTTCAATGCTTCACCGCTTGGCGGTGTACCGCCTTCACCCCATCTGATAGCGAGTGAATGATTCTGGCCTACCTGGTTGATCATCATCTTTACGCTTTCAATCATGTCACGAATAGAACCAGTAGGTGATACATATTGAAGTGATGCACCTTCAGGTAATGATATTAGCCTTTCGATACCAGCTTTCAAATTAGGAATCTCTGTATCTATCCCTGTGATAACTGGCTGGCCTAATGCGAACCTTGTAGCCAAAGCGATCTCAGTCATAGCTATACTTACTTGTAATCCAGCCCTCGCAACATCCATACTATCCGATGAGAATTCAACCTTACTCAAAGGTAAAATATTGTAAGGATTAATCATCTCTACATTGTCACCTATCGGATTAACACGGCCAACAGTATCAAATGAGAAATGCAATCCAGGTTCACCATTTCTTGACTCACTCCAGAATACAAACTTCCGATCACCTTTTAAATCTTTACCGACTTCATAGCTTATACCATACGGTGTCGATTCACCATACAGATAATATTCTTTTGCATTGGTGACTATATCGTATTCAATCCTTTCATGCCTATCCGAATACTTACTGCGGAAATGACACTTCCCTACCAACCATGCTATCTCTGCGAACTCCCGTGACTTACTATCGAGATGGTAAGCAAGATCATTGTATTCATCTGCTGGTTCACCATTGATAAATCTTTCTACTGGTGACCTAAATAGCATCATCCTTGCCTTTGCAAATCTCGGTACAATACGCATACCGAATGGAGGCACTTGTTCTAACGATGATCCTGGAAACCATTGAGCCAGATGTGTATCTAATTTCTTATTGTAATAGAAATCAAGAGCAGTATCTTTCTCAGCAATCTCATCCTTTTTTAAATCGTTCTCGGCACGTTGTACAGATTGCATGACTACATCCCTACCGAGAGAAGGAAGCATCACCTTATCGTGAAAATTATATTCCATAACCTACCATTGTGAACTTGTTACCAATCTCTTAACCACAGGATTTTTCAAGGCAATATAATAACTGCAAGCATCGAAGGCATGGCTGAGAGTTATATCTTTTAATTTTTCTATTTTTCCGTCCCGTGATCTTTGCACTTGTTCTAAATCTTTAATCAGATAGGTACATTTAGGATCAACCGTCATCCGTATCTTACCATTGGCATCGACAAGCATCCGATTCAATGCGTTTATTCTATCAATAATTGGTGGATTAATTTTCTTTGCTATCACATTAAAACCGTGATCTCTCAATATAGTATGATCGCTTTTATTTGAAGTAGTTGATCGTGCTGATCCTGTTGCATCTGGATATACATTTATTCCTGGTGCTATCTTCTTCATGGCTATAGCCAGCTGTTCAGTATTAGAATTGGATTGCCTTATCTCAGAAAAATAATGTATAGAATTGTCAGAATATGAACATCCGAGCAAACCCGTCATGAAGTCACAATTAAAATCAATTCCCCAGAATAGATTGGCAGTTAATTCTTCAGCCTGTTTAACATGAATCTTACGATCAAAGTTGTATGCGGCTCTGCTTCCTGAACTCACGAAATCAGCAAGGAATTCAGTCTTGTAAGTATGTTCATCCATTGTTGCTTTTGCTCTTTCTATCTCTTCCTTTGGTACAAAGCCGCCTTCCTCTGTAGTGAACTGCCACGACTTCCAATCAGGATCACTCTGGCCCCGTAAGTAGTAATCATATAGATGATCAAATGAATTAGGTGTACCAATGAATAAGGCTTCACCTTGTGTTGTTGTCAGCATCGGATAGATAATCTCTTCATAGACATGAGGCTTAATGTATGCGAATTCTTCCATGACCACCATATCCAATCCAGCACCACGAAGGTTGTTCTCTTGCTCAGAGCCTTTAAGAGCAATCTCTGAATCATTCGGTAGCTTAATAGATAAGTCTGATTCATTTATAACCGCACCTTCATGCTGTCTCATTATTGCCCTGAGTATCGGCCATGTCGTACTCTTTAATGATCTGTATGTTGGCCCTACTATCCATCTACGTTCACCAGGTTGTATTTCTTTTGTTAATAGCCACATAAGACTGAGATAAGATTTTCCCCATCGTCATCGTCTCCCAGCTACAACGACTTTGAATCGATGTGGTGCTAAGAGAATCCCCCTTCTTACTTTGTTTATTGTCCAATTATTAGTCAAAGCTCATGATCTTGATTGGTTCAACTTTATTTGTCACTTCCCTTCTTTCCTTGCTCTTGCCTTCAGTCCTATCTGCTAATTCTCTTGCCGCCTGGACATTGCCATTCATGGCTTCTTTAATCATCCCTACAATAACAGCATGACGAAATGATTTATCCGACTCCAGACTCAACCGCTTTACCTTACCATCAGCCATCTTCATTGTGATGTCTATCTCTTTTGAATTGAGTAATTCATTCGCTACATCAGCCCATGCTTCGCCTTTCGGTGGCCTACCATTAGGATTGCCTGATTGCCCTGGCTTCCATCCTTTGCCTTTTAGATTATCAATTCGGTTGTAGTTGGATTGTTTATCAGCACTCTGCACGTTCTACCCGTTCTGCCTTGTTTCCAGTAAATTCTTCCCATCTTTTTACAATCACATCGCAATAATGTGGATCAATCTCCATGCCATAACATTTTCTATTAGTCTTTTCACAAGCAATAATGGTTGTGCCACTACCTAAAAATAAGTCCGCAACTTTATCTTTCTCTTTCCCCCACTTATCAAAGAACCATTCCGCTAATGCGATTGGTTTTTGTGTTGGATGAACTCTTTTATTTCCTTTTTCAATAGAATCAAAACCTACCCATCTTTTCCAAAAAGTTCTTTTTTTATGTTTATTTTTAGACCAACATAATTCAAAATCATTACCGATCATTTCTGAATCAGCTCTATCCCTTTTTTGCCAAACAACCAAACTTCCATTTTTAGGTAAATAATTAAAATAATAATCTGCCCCAAACCAAAATTGCTCTTGGCAATAATCAAAAATTGACATTATTTGTGTTGGGTCAAAATCTTGATTGTCCCCTATTACCTTATCCCATTTATAGCCTTTAGCGTTAGGTGACCTTGCAGAGCCTTTTAT